AACGAACTAATTAGAGAAGCACCCAAACTGGCGCCAAGGCTGGCCATAGTTTTAACCAGGTCAACAAACAAGCCAGGCAGTTTGGCGATCAGGTCTACAACAAAACGACCTAAACCAAACACAACTTCGGGCAACAATTGAGCAACCCAACCCAATAAAGCACCGGCAAGTTTTACAGCCTGGGCGCCCAACTTCGGTACAGCCTCAGTAACCACCCAGTCAAGAATTGTCAACAACAAATCGCCTAACGCTTTTAACGCTGGGACTATTTGTGGTTTAATCCACTCAACTAAAGCGTTACCCAAAACAATCAGTTTGTCGACAAGGGTTGGCAAACCTTTGTCAAGAATCCAGTTAGCCAGGTCACCCATTAGTTCAGCCAGGCGCTTTAGTGCCGGTGGTGCGGCTTCTTTAATCCATTCCCAAAAGGCTTTAGCGCCATCACCTAAAAGTTTTGCTAGGGCTGGCAAACCAGTGTTTTGTAGCCATTGCCCTAGTTTGTACATCATGTCTAACAATGCCCGTAAAGCTGGTGGGTAAGCCTCTTTTAACCATGCGCCAAACATTGACACGGCGTCGCCTAACAGTGTTTTTAGTTTTGGTAGTTGACCTTTAACTATTTCAATAATTCCCGCTAAACCGTCTTTTTCAAAAGCTTTAGTTAACATGCCGATTGTCGGCCCAAGTTTTGTTGTTATGAAATCTGTAAATTTCATAAAAATAGGTAGCAACTTGCCACCAATAGTGGTCACAAGGTTGTCTAATTGCGCTTTGAAAATACGTTGTTTGTTTGCTAATCCATCGCTGGTTCTGGCAAAGTCGCCTTGGGCGTCAGCGGTTTGTTTATAAATAACGGCTTCAGCGGCCAAAATTTTTTGCCGGTCATTTAATGGGCCGATACCGTTGTAGATACCTTGTGCCGCCGCTTCGGCTTTTAGGGCGGCGTCGTTAAGCATGACACCGTATTTACGCAACGGTTCCGATTCGCCTCGAAGTGCTGAACCTATGGCTTGAATTGCTTCTTCGGGACTGGTGTTATTAAACGACGCCAAATCTGACGCCAGCGTCGTAAATTCCATTGAAAATTCAGCGGCGTAATCACCTGATAAACCAGCGGCTTTAGCAAACGTACCAAAAGTACCTACAGCGTCCATTACTGACTGCTTTGACTGACCTAAAGCCACGTCAGCACGGTCGGCAAATTGTTGAATATATTTGGCGCTATCTTCACCAAAAATAACATTGACTTTGCTTTGGGCTTCGGCTAAGTCACTGGCGGCAGTAATTGCTTTGTATGCGCCAGCGGCGGCGGCGGTACCAATAGCGGCTACTGCTAAAGCGGCTGTTTTGGCTATGTTGCCAACTTTTGTACCGAAAGCCTCAAAAGAAGAAGTGGCGTCGCTGACACCTTTGTTGTCGTAATCGCTAAAAATCGGAATTTTGATAGCCATTAGCGGTCAACTTCTTTTTGTATAACCTTTTCGGTTTCTTTTACTAAGTCTTTAATTCCGTCTTGTGTGTCTCTAAGTTTTTGTTCAGCAACAGGCCACATAACACGGCTGGCGTCTTTGCCAAACTTGGAACTAAAAGCACTACCTAAACCGTTCAAATTCTTTTTGCCTGCCATATCAAAAATGGCGGCCGCAGGGTTTGCTTGCATGACATAAAAAGCGTTGCGGTCACGGTAACTGGTATTTATCTTTACCTTGACACCGTTCTGGGCTTTAGCGGCAGTCAACGGGAAAATAGTTCGGCCTTTGTTTTCGCTTGTTTTGCCCACTGTCCATTTGCGTTTTGTGCCGGACGGAAAACGATTGTCTGAGTATTCGGCTTTCATGGCGTCGGTCATTGGCGCCGCAATAGCCTTTACTTTAAGGTTGAACTCTTTGCGTAGTTCTGGGTCAATTCGACGCAACGCCTTAATGGTGTCTTTTACACCTTCTATTTCGGGCGTTCTTGCCATGACCAACCTTTATTTTCGTGACTCGTTAATAACTTTAATGACTGTTGCCAGGTCATTGTTATCAAACTCTACTTCAGGTGGCCAGTACCCTGTCGCCGCTAAAACTTGCGCTAAAGCGTGTCGGTAGGTACTGGCGAAGTAGGGCGGTCGGGTTCATCGTTAACAACCTCAAGCACCACCAGTTTCTTTATGAAGTCGTCCAAAACGATTGGCACAATGACGTTGTGTTGCTGGCATGCCTGGTGTGCAAGATACGCCAAATCTTCAATGCCGATACCGTTGCCCATATCGCTGGCTTTGCGTTTGTATTTTCTTTCCCACGCAACGATTGTGAAAAGGTTAGTTGTTACTTCAACAGGGCCTTCACCCTGGTCGACTCTAATCGTTAGTTGCATGTCGGGCCTTTGCTGTTGTGGTTATGTCAGGAAACAACGGTGGTCAAAACGCCACCAGTGAAAGTAATTGAAATGGTTGACAACTCGCCCATGGTTGCGTTGATGACCGGAAGCGCCTCTAAATAGCACCCCACCAATTCAAAACGGGGGGCTGTGGCAGTAGCAGTGGTCAAGGCGGCGTCAGTACTTGCAACCTTTACTGTGGTGGTCGTGCCAACCAATGCTGAAAGGGTGGCAAAAGTTTCTGTGGCCGCATAGGACATGTACAAGTCCAAAGTGATTTCTTGGCTAGCAAGTCCACCCACGTATGACCGTGACGTACTGCCAAAGGCAGTTGCTTCAAGCGCTTCAATCGTGTTAGTGACGGTGGCGCTGGTACACATGTCGGTGAGATTAACTGAGTTAATCAGTACGCCTGGGTTGCTGAGATAAGTTGCTGAAGCCATGGTCTAATCCTTCTTTGCTGGTTCTTTAGTTTTAGCAGATTTTGAAGCCGTGCTGTCGCTAGGTTCGTCAGATTCAATAAACCCGTTGGCTAGCAATGCTTCAATGTTAGTGCCTTCGTCCGGCACAAATTCTGTACCGATCACGCCGACTCGATTGCTTTTAATTGTGTATTTCATAATCACCCTGTCTGTGCTTGCATGTCTATGGATAGATCATAGGCGGCAAACATTTGGCCGCCCACGGGAAACGACCCTGGGCGCCCAGACTTCACTGCCACATTCTTTGCTAGAACCGACGCACACATGCTTAAAACGTTGCGTAAGCCGTCCAAATTGCCTGGCCCTAAGGTTATGACTTTTACCGAAAAATTCATGGTGACGATGTTGTAGTTGAAGCAATCAAAACTGGGGGCGTCAATAAACACGCACGGTGGGTTGATCTTTTCAGGGTCAAATACAACACGCATGCCAGTAATGGTCGCCAAGGTTGTTGCTAAGTCGTCTATCGACTCGTTGAAAAGGTCGGTGTAGACAGTCATCATGCAACCGCAGGCCGTGGGATACCAGCCAGTTGTTTAATCAGTGGTGACAGGCCCGTCACTGCGGCTGTACCCATTTCGCTAAAACTTGCGAATTGGTCAATGGCGCCACGTTGTCTGTAAATCGAGCCACCAAACATAATCGTGGCCAGTTGTACGTCAGCACTAGGTACGACAGTTAGTTGGTCGGTATAGCCAGACTCTTGACGTCTACGAAAAATGAAGTTGTTGGCGCTGTTAGCACACTGAGTCAAAAAAGCGGTTTCGTCTGTACCAGCCAAAGCGATACCTAACCAAGTGCCAATCTGTGTGCCTGTAATCCATGTGCAAGTCTGCGTGTAAGTCAGGGTGCCAGGCGGAATAGCGGCGCTACGGATTAAGTCGTCGCCTTCATCGTAAAACAAAACTTGATTTTGTACCGGCTGAAGATAATCAAATAATAGGTTGCCTTCAGTGTCAACACCAATAAACAGGTAACTGGGCAAGTCGTAGACAGTGTGCGTGCCGTTCAGGCCGTGACCTAAACTAGCAAGCGTAAATGATTGACCCAACGCTAGTTCGGGTTCTGTCAACGTTTGGACAACTGCGTAGTTATCCAAACGTTGATGAAACGTAACTTGATAAACAGCCATAAGCGGCTAACCACCTTTCGAGTTGGTGGTCAGGCGATAGCGATGGACTTAACCTGGTCACCGTCAGCGATAAACGTACTTGCATAGCCATGGTAACTGAAGACCTTGCCGAGGGTACCTGGTTCGTCCCTCGTCATAATCCCACGAATTTGCTCGTAGTACTCAATGGCTGAGCCACGGGCTACAACCATGGTGTTGTCTGCAAATGCACGGTCAACAACAAGGTTAAGGCCCAGTGGGTTAAACGTGTTCATTTGTGTAACGTTTGCGGAACCCATTCCGTTGACACCCATGAGGCCTGCGGCGCCTGTGTACGGAAAAATTGGTCGCTTGTCTGCGTCAAGTTGGCTACCCAATTTTTTCCATACATCGGGACTGACAAAAATATGGTCAGGCAAAAAGTTAGTGGCGGCCAAAATGTCGGTTGCGGCGTCATACAAAGCGGCAATTAGTGAAGTTGGGTCGTTGGCGGTAACTGTCCAGGTTGAACCTGAAGCGGTGTCGCCAGCAAGGATTGCGGCACACAACAAAGCGTCGGACTGAATCATGTATTGGCCAGCGAGGTCACGCAACACAATTTCGAGCGCACCAGGTGACGTAAAGTCAATATCTTGTACCGAGAAGGTCACCTGGCCTGCCAAAGTAGTCTTAGAAATTACGTTCGAGGCAATCACGGGGGTGCGTGCAGTAACGGCGCCGAGTTCTGACGACTGAGTTCCAACTTCGGTGTGAGTTGTCCAAGTCGGACGAATCCAAGTCTTTTGGTTTCCACCGTCTGGCATGGCACGAGCGCCAACAGCCGTAACCACAGGCCTGATGTAGTTCAGGTCCTCAAAGACAGGACCCAGCACGTTGACATTTAACAATCCAGCAGAATCAGTAGTGACTGAGTCGCCAGCGGCGGCCTGCAATGCGGTTTGGCGTGACTTCATCACTTCAACAGCTGCGGCATTGACACGATTCCAAACTTCGCCACCAATGTGGTAGGCGGCGAGGTATTCGCCAGCGGTTGGCATACCGAAATTACGCTTTGGTTGCGCAAAAATTGGTGCGGTTGGGATTACGGTTTCTTCAACAACTGCGGGGCTGGTTTCCATTTTGGGTTCTTCCTTTGGTGTTTCGACTTGTGGCGCTTCCGCCGCTACTTGACTGATCGTAGCACCAGCAAAAGCAGGCGTGGGGACAAGGGAAAGTTCTACCCAGTCAGCCGCCAAAATTGTCATGTTGCCTTCGTCGTCGTATTTAAATTCTGTGGGGTTGACACCAACTGAAACGCTGTCAATTACACCGTCAGCTGCGAGCACTAAAGCTTCGTCACCGGCACGTGTGTTTGACACTTTGGCTGTGAAGTACATGGCTTCAGGGCTGTCAACTCGTTCTGCAACCAAACCAACGGGCTGGGTTGAATCGTGGTACATGTAAAGGCGTGGTGCTTTGCCTTCAACGGGCAAACTGCCTGGTGCGAATTGCACGGTGGTGCCATCGCTGACAGTTGCAAAAGTGTTGTAAGGCACTGCAATGCCTGTGATTGTTCGGCGTTCTTCACCGTCTGGGCCTGCAGCTTCAACAGCAAATGTGTTTGATGTAAAACGAATCATGTTGCTAGTTCCTCTTGTGTGTTTTCTTGTGGTTGTTGTTCTGGTTGGTACATTTCGGCACCTTCAGTTTTTAGATAGTCTTCATAGTCCCATTTAACATAGGTGCCACGGGGCAGTTGCTGACTAAGGGCGCTAGTAATCGCTTTGGCGTACATTGACAGGCCGAATGTCCAAAGATCGGATTTGGCGCTGTCGCTATTTGTGTATGCGTAACTACCTGTTGAAATACCCAATAGATACGGGGGCACATTGCACAAATTAGCGATCTGCTTACTTTGATATTCGGCGGCGTCAATCAACAGCATTTTGTCAGGTGTTGCGTTGGTTTCTGTGTACGTCAAAAATTCGTTTAGTGCAGCTGTCTGATTGGTTGCACGTGCTTGGTTAAACGCTTCAGCCAACTGTGCCAACTCAAGAGCTGACAACGGTTCGCCACCAGTCTGCTTCAGAACGCCAGCTGGTATTGCTGAACTTGCGTTTCGATACCTGGCGTCCTCAAGTTTTAGAGCTGTGTTAATGGTTTGTTCTGACATAAAGATCATGCCTTGAGTTGGGCTGTAGATCTGCACAACATCGGCAGGGTCTAAAGCGCCACCATTGAAATAGATCTCTTTTGACTTACCGAACCACACCGGGCCAACAGCGTCGGCAGTGGTAATAGAACCCTGGGGTAGACGGGTGGCGCTGGCCATGTAACCGTCTTTGGTTCGGCTGGTAATGTACAAAAAGCAACGGCCATAAAAGAAAAGGTCGTCAAATACCCAAGGAAATAGAAAGTTGTTTGGCATTTCGGGGTCTAGTTGTTTTAGCCATGAACGTGGCGCCAGCGGTACGGTTTCCATTTCTTGACCGTTCCACATTTCGGTACACATTTTTAATTCCATGTTTGCTAGGACTGAGGCCATCAGGTCACGGCTTCGACTGATAGCGGCCACACTCATTGCACGGTTACGCAACAGGCCAGCCTGGTAAGACCAGAAATCGCCAATGAAATTAGGGTTAGCAGTTTGGGAAGAATAGTAAGAGCCACCAACCGCAGCTGCTTGCACGGTCGGTTCAGGCTGGGGCGAAATTTGCGCCTTGTTTACTTTGTTACTTGTAAATAATCCCATGGTGTTTTCCTATCGGGGGGTGTCCCTGCCCTGCCCGACGCAGGACAGGGACTAGACAAACATTAGCGTGGCACGGGTTCACGGTGTCCTAGACACAGCAAACATGGGTTTGCCAACAACCTTTGGCCGTGAACTTTCGGCAATTGCCCACGCCATGCACCGGCACAG